CAAAATTTGAATTAGGTAACAGATTTTCATTTACAGACTTACCGTCCACACCATCTCTACCACGTTCCCCGTCTTCTCCACGAATCTTAGTCCATGAATACTCATTAGCGTTAGTAGGTGCTTGCTCTTTCTCACCGCTGTAAATACCTATATATTTACGATTTGAGTTAGTATCGAAATTAGACCCGTTTGCATTATCACTATACCTTGTATGAATATAGCTACTTTTACCTTTCAACTCCTCGCGACGTTTTATTATTTCCTCTTGTGTAATCTGTCGTATACCGTCAGCGTTTACTGTTAGGTCGTTTACTATTTTTCTTACGCCGTCTTTAGTGACAACCTCTTTTAAAATGTTCGACTTGATACTATCTTTTAGTTTGGTGAAAATGTTTTGAGTTGTAACCTCCCCATCTTGGAACTGTTGCGTAAACCTTTCATCACTTATGATTTGATTAATAAAAGCCTTATCTATAAGCGCGTTTTTAATTTCAGCGAAGTTCAATTTTGCTTGAATCGCCTTAATCAGTTCAGCTTCAGTTATTATCGTTTTAAGTCGCCCTATATCACCTTCAACGGCGTCTAATATTTTCGTTTTGACTACATCGGGAATAGTACCGTCCGCCTCGAATAAAGCCCTTTTAACCTCAACTGCACCTTTTGACTTCTCCTCTAACTCTAACATTTTATCTTCGATAGCTTTACGGTCTAGTTTAAGTAATTCAGATAAGTTTTTTTGTATCTTAAAAGCGTCGGTGAAACTTTCGGTTATTTTCTCGTCCATTTTTTCTTCAAGTTGACTAAGACTTTTTATCTGTCCGAAATTAGCTACTTTAAGCGCCCCGAAACTGATTTTTTTATACCTCTTAGACATAGGGCTGTACTCGTAAGCTACAACTTTTAACCTCTTGTCAATATCAAACTCAACATTTCTAAACCATACCGTATCGAATAGGTTTACTCGCTCTTGGTTTCTGTCGATAACGTTAACGGTAAGGTTATCGCTTGGGAAATCTACCAATGTATCTCTAAAATACTTTTTACCGTATTCAATCAACTGGGCTTGGTTTGTGATAGTCTTACTATTAACTTTTAAGTAGTTAGTGTAAACGCGCGGATAAGCGCCAATATTAGGGCTGTCAACGGTCGCGGTGATAGTTTGTTTATTATTTCCCTCACCCTCTACCTCGACGCTTAATTTAAGCCTTGTAGTGATATTCTCGGTACTAATCACATTATCTAAGTTTTTCACGTTTTTCTTATTCATGAAAAGTATTTCAGTATCAACGCCGGCACGAGCTTTTAAGTCAACTAAAAAGTTATCTCTTATCAGTTCACCGCCCCACTGTCCAAGTATTGAGTGCTTGTCTTTACTTAGCACCTTACCAGCTGTAGTGTTAGTTAAATTTAGCGTGTGCATTGTAGCAACATCACTGTTAAATATAAAATTATGTTGTTCTGTCGTACTACCGGCTAGCGCCTCCATTACACGACGCCCAGTAGCATTACTAACCGCTATTTTATCAACGCCAATAAAATTAAGGTCGTCTGTGATATGTTTGGCGTAGACCCTAACATATCCGTTTATTTTATTGATTTTTTTGATTTTAAATAACTGTAAACCTCTTGTGTCATCAGCTTTAAGGATAGTTTCACAAGTAAGGTGTTTCCACACTCCCAACCTATCTACAGGGAATCTAAATTTCAAATAGTACTCCGCATTTGCTTTTTGATAAATTGTATCGTCGTAAGCATTTGACAACGGGAAACCGTCGTTATAATTATCTGTCGCAATATATATCATCTAATACGCCACCTCGGTTCAATCGTAATTTTAGTTATACCGGCGCCAAGTACTACTGGTTGTAAGCCGGGTTCAATCTCAAAAAAGCCACCTCGAGTACTCGAGATAGCTAATTGATTATTTTTATTTAAAACGTGTTGTTCACGGTGTTTACACTCGATAATCATACGAGTATCGAGGTTTAACCGCATAGTCTGACCGCCAATAGTTAGGGTAGTGTTTCCACTACCTTCGACTATTATTCTAGGTTCACTCCTCCAATTTCCTATATTTGTTATGGTTCCGGAACGTGTGAAAATTTGTGACGGCGCATTTTTAAGGTATTTAAAAGGCTGTACATCACATTGGAATTTACATTGCCATTGATTATCCGCCAACCTCTTAACAGGGACGGTATTTTTAAAGTCTATATATATAAAATGGTTTGGTCTCGTCCACAACTCCAGCTTCATATTAACGCCGTAGAATCTAGCAATAAGCATATCCATTTTCTCAAGGCTGTTACATTGAAACGTAAACGTCCTTGAGTACGTGTCGAACGCCTCTTCGAAAATGTTAACATTTCCGTTTGCACCGTATGAACTTTCACTACTAAAACGGGGTTTATTGGAACGCTCTTGTCCGCTATCTATTAAATAAATACCGTCCTCCGCTGTTATGTTCCACCCGTTTAATATAAAGTAATTCATTAAATAATACCTCCTTCGTCGATTAGGTTGTTAAGTGGTGAATAAATTGCTTCTCCAAAATGTTCACCGTCGATATTCATTACACCTTTAAACTCAATGTTAGCGAACGCCGTTGTTAACTCATCAAACTTACTGTTAAGTATTTTAAATGGGTTACTTGTTTCGCTATCAAAATTAACGTTACCGTATGCGTTAAAATTAGTATCAAAGTCACCTTGCCATGAATCTTGTAGTTTATTAGCAAGTTCTGAAACACTTTCAACCGCAACGTCTGACGCTTGGTTAACCCCAAGAGCAACACCCTCGGGAATGGCGTGTCCAACTGTTTTCGCGAAAACTTTAGACGGTGAGTTAATACCTAAGAAACTTTTAGCGCTATCTACTAAATTACTAAAGAAACTTTCAACTTGACTATAAAACCAACCTGTAGCGCTAACGATACCGTTCCATACTCCTTCGACTATGCTACTACCTATACTAGTTACGCTAGACCACAACGAATTAAGACCACCGCTGATACTATTCCAAACCCAATACCCGAACCCGGAAACCCTATTAGCTCCTTGTTGGAACCAAGAAACAAGCTGATTAAATTTCTCGTTAAACCACCCCGTAGCGTTAGACCACATAGAGCCAAGAGAACCACTTATACCGCTCCATATCCAAGAGCCGAACTCCGCTATCTTGCTAGGTAATTCACGGAACCAAGAAACAAGTTGATTAAATTTCTCGGTGAACCAAGACGTAACACTAGACCACATAGAACCTAAAGACCCTGTTATACCTTGCCATATCCAAGTCCCGAATTGTGCTATCTTGTTCGGTAGGTCTTTAAACCAACCTACTAATTGGTCGAATTTCTCGGAAATCCATTGAGTTAAACTTTTCCACCACTCACTAAGACCACCGACCATATAGTCCCACCATTTACTAACCGTTCCACCTATACTACTAGCATTATCGCTGAACCATTGAATAAATGCGTCCCACCTTTCAGAAACCCAATTACCAATGTTTTCGAACCAACCGCCAATAGCATCAGCTACCTCGCTTAAACTCATTCCTAAGAATAGACTGCTAAGTAGATTAGCAATATAAACAGGTAAATCGACAAAAACAAGCTCCAATCCGCCAGTAAAGGCGCTCCATATTAACGAGAATATATCACCCCAACTAACTTCACCTATAAAGTCACCAACCTTGCTGATACTTTCACGAATCAGCTTACCTAACGTGGCTCCCATATCGCTATAATCAGCGTTTTTGATATGGTCTACTAGCGTTTTAGCAAAGTCTACTATCTTGTTAACAATCCAAGCTAGCGCACCTCCTAAGTCGAAATTTCTGAACCCCTCGACAATCTTGCTGTTAACCTCTTTTGAAATTCCGTTCCAGTCTGTCTTTTTGAAAAACTCAAATATTCCGTCGACTAGTTTTGCGAAACCTTTAACGACGTCAGAAATAAAGCCACTTCCAACCTCGAACCCTTTCAGTAATTTCTTAACTACTGAACCTAAGTCGAAATTAGCTATATTTTCACCAAGTTTAGTTAGACCTTCTTTGAATTGACGTCCCCACTTACCAAGCATTTCAGTAACTGATAGTTTACCGTCGAAAACGTCGTTAACGTCTTTCATAAGACCAGTTAACGCTTGTCGTAAAGGAGCTACACCTCGTGACCCTATCATTAATAGATTATCTTCCAGTTGGTCTAACTGACCGTTGAAAGTTTGGGCTTGTTTTTGCATACCGCCACCGAACGTCTTGTCCATTTGGTCGACTAGTTTCGGTAAGTACTCATCTGACAATAACTTACCTTGTGACGCCATCTGCATTAATTCAGCCTTACTTTTACCGGTTGCTTTTGCTAACATATCCCAAGCCGGAATACCACGTTCCAGTAGCTGGTTCATTTCCTCGGTTTGAATCTTACCTTTGGCGCTCATTTGTTGATACGCCGTAGCTATTCCCTCCGCCTTTTCAACGTTACCTTGGGCGCTATCACCTATTACTTGCATAGTCTTAAATAGTTGGTCTCCGTTTAAACCGGCTATTTTAAGTTGTTGCGCAAATTTTTGCGTGCTGTTAAAGTCAAGCGGTGTATCTTTAGCGAATTTTTGTATCCTTGATAACATTTCTTGACCTTTTTCAGCACTCCCCATTAACACTTCCCAGTTTATTCTAGCTTGGTCTAAGTTTTTTGAGTAATCGAAAACTGCTTTAGTTCCTAAAGCTGCACCCACACCGGCTAACATTCCCGGTATACCGGTTATACTGCTTTTAAGACTACTAAAAGAATTTTTAAGACCGTTAACGGTACCTTTTACGGCGCTCCCCATTGATTTTGCACCGCTACTAATAGAATGAAACGCGCTTTTTAATCTTGAAGACGCGTTGTTTCCTGTTCCACCAAGTTCGCGTAAACTGGTGTTAGTCTTTTTAATGCTACTAATAGCATTGTCAAAGACTTTAGGGTCAATTATATTTCTACCGCTAACCTTATATTTAGAACTTTGTAAGTCTCTTAAATTAGCTTTTAATTCTGATAGTCTTTGATTGACTACAGACGTGTCAATTCCGGGCTTGATTTTCATTTTGTCAAGCGCGCTTATTTCTTGCTTAATAGCTTTAACTGACGCGTCGAACGTTTTAAGGTTCAATTTAGCGCCAGTTTTACCACCTACTAAGATTTTCAAGTTGTTTAGCTTTTCAATTTCGCTAGTAATCTTTCGCGAACTCTTTTCAAAGTCTTTGCCAAGCCCCTCGCTCGCTTTCTTACCGTTACCGCGAATCTTATCCCATAATTTGGCGGTTGCGTTTGTCATCCTGTCAATGATACGCTCGAATAAGCTACCAGTAGTCTTTGCACTTTCACCGACTTCGTTTAACCCTTTCTTAGTTTCACTAAGACCTTTAATTTTCAATGTTCCGTATATATCAAATAATTTCATATTAATTTACCTCTTTGAAAATTTCTTCTATTTCCGACTTTTCAAAGTCTGAAATTATTACACTCATACGTTTTACTTTGTTTAGATACTCAATATAAGTCTCCTCGGGTTTCATTGCCATATACATTTCACGAGTAACAACACAAGCCCGTTCACTTGCTATACATGAATACATTTCTAACAATTCCTTATGACTAGCGCTATTAACTAACATAAAACCGTACTCTTTAACTAAGAGCCAGTAAAGGTCTAATTCACTAAAAAAGCGCCCCTCGACGTTGTCAATAGTTAAGAAATCGTCGTAAGAAATTGATAGATACTTACGCACTGGGTAAGGCGTCGTTAATAATAGCAATCGCGGTCATGAAATTGTCTTCCGTGAAATCTTCCACCGTTTCTTTATCAATTTCAAACCCTATAGAAATAACTTCGACTAAGGTGTCGTAATCAGTTTCAATTAACACCTTGTTAATTTCGGTTGTTAAAAGTAACATATAGTTAAGTAAGATAGTTTTAAACTCGTCTTTAAATTCCGGGTCGTTCTCAATGTACCACTCAAAAGTTTTCTGTTTTGCTTTCGGTATTTTTTTTATTTTATCGCGAACACGTTCACCCAGTTTAGTCGCCGGGTCGCTAAATTTCACAAACTCTAAGTTTCTAAAATGTGCCTTTCTATCTATGTTTTTACCGCGTGCCAGTTGCATAAACTCGAATAGCTTACGCCCTTTTAATTCTATTTTGCTATACTCTTTACCATTAACAACAATCGTTGTTGAAATTTTTTCATCTGTCATATATTGTTTACCTCCAAAATAAAAAGAGGGTTGTTAACCCTCTATGTAATTATCCGTTTTTCTTAACCGTATATAAACGCCAAGGTACTTCGGTTGGTTTCGTTGGGTCGTAAAGACCTTGAACCTCAAACTCAACCGTTAACTCACTTTTATCACCGAACGACGTTTTAAACGCGTTAGATTTTGAAACGTTGAATAAACGTAATACAAGACCATTACGCTCTAAGTCTAAGAATCTAAGTTCTAAGTACTCTAATGTGTCGTCTTTTGTGATAATAGGTTGACGTTGGTATTCCTTAATTGTTAAATCAGCCTCTTGGAATCCGTGAGTAGTAGACGCTGAAACCTCTTTAAGACCGAAAAAGTCTTTATAGTTTTTGTCGTCTACCTCCAATAAAGACCCTTTAATTTTAGCGTTTAATTTTGTGTAATATTCAGTACCGGCAATCGTTCCTAACGCACCGTCACCCATTGCTGAACCTTTTTCAACTACTTCTTCGAACGACACCCCTTTAGTCCAACCCAAGAAACGAGCGTCACCCTCTTTTGCCTTAACGTATACTTGCGCTGTCGTACCTTTTAAGATATTGGCAACGTCGTTAATTTTGGCACCTACTGTAGATTTTAATGTTTCTGTCATGCTTAAATTTCCTCGCTTTCGTAGTAATTCACCGGTATAGCTATCGAATGAACGTAATGTAGTTGAGTATTACCAACTTTATTAATTTGGGGTTGATAAAAGTTAATCACCTTGCCACTCGTTTTAACGCTACCGTTAAATTTACAATAATCTATTATTTCGTTTAATTTCTCATGGTGTTGTTTCATCATAGACTTTTTAGTATATAAAAAGACCGTTGCCATCCATTGCTCGCAATTCTCGTCTATATTAATTAAATCAAGCTCGAGCACCCCGAACTGGTCAACATTTATCTCTTGTTGGTGTTCTGTATATATATTAGGTAGTTTATGCTTTAGAAAAATTATTATATCTTGTACTATCATGATTTAAACTCCTGTACCGCTCTTTGTATACCTTTCTTAACGTGGTGAGTTCCCTCGAAATGCTTAGTCCCTAACTCTTGGAACTTAGCATAATGAATCTGTCTGTCACCCTGTCCTATAGTTAGCGTTAACTCGTCTGTAGACTTATCAACCTCGTACTCGGTCGAATTTCTCATTTTAGACGTATCAACACGCGAAATATTGTACGCCTCTTGTCGTCCAATCTCACCGGCTCTACTTAGTTTTTTAAATAGCTTATCGGTGATTTTCTCGTTAACCTCTACCGTGTTTACTTCAACTTTTATCATCTAAAAATAGCATAGTACGATTAAAAAAAGTCTCGTAAGGTATGATTTGAGTAACGCGCCACTCATTAACGCCGTTAGAAATGTATAAGTCTTTCTCGCTAGTTTCTAACACCTCATCAACGACTACACGCAAGCCGTAAGTTTTAGTAGAGTATTTATCCTCGTTTAAACCTACTACCGCTAAGTGGGGAGTACCACCTATTATATTTTTCAGTCGCTCTTTTTCAAATACAACTTCCCCCCAATCGTTACTAGCTTGGTTATTTTTGCGGTATAACTCGTAAGTATGGCGTTTCGCTAACATTTTAGGAACCTTAAAACAGTACGTTTATTACGTTTGTTTTCATTCTCAAGATACTTTCTAAACTCGCTTTCATATTGTTTAAAAAAGTCGTCGTCAGTAAGTATAGATTTACTTAATACGTCCTCCTTAACAACGCTAGCGTCTTCTGTTCCTCTTTTTCTAAATTTATAAACTACATATTCAACCGCTATATATTCAAATTGACTTGGGAACTTTACAGCCCCAAGTCTATTTAAAATCTTTTGTTTTGCTTGTTTCTCGTAGATAGATAACAAACTATCTTGACTATCGTTAGTCAACCCAAGCAAAACTTTAACATCATCTATCATTTAATCACCTCTTACGCTTTTGGAGCTACTTTTTTACCACTCTTCTTAGCTGTTGGGGCTTTTTTTGCAATCGTGATAATCTTAGCTTGATTTTTTTGTAACACGAACGCACCAGTATAAAGTAGTTGTTGTAAGTAAACACCGAAACGTCCGGCACCAAGTCTACCGCTTTCGAACTTGTCTACTTGCACCGGTGACGCTAATACGTTGTCAACTGTTAACACGGCGTCTACTGAATTGTCACCTGTGTTTAAAATTCTGTTAGGTACTTTAACAACAATAGCACCGTCTAACTCACCCACTACACCTTTGTAGCGAACGTTGTTGTCGCGGTCACCTTGCGGTAATTCAACAATACGTTTCTTAATAGCTTTGTAGAATGTAGGTGTAACGAATAAGTAACGCGTTCCACTAGTTGCTAGCTCGTCTAATTCAGCCCCGGCGTCTAATACGGCGTCGTATTCTTTAGTTTCAACCGGAATCACGTTTTTAGTCGCGTTACCAATAACAGTAGCGAATCTTAACTGGTCTAAGTAAGGCGCTACAATCTTGTTAGTTTGTTTCGCAACTTGGTATTTCTCGACTTCTGTGTTAAGGTCTTTAACGTCTAAGTCGTCGATTTGTAGACCCCAGTATTTCTCAATATCTAACACGTAACTAGTTTCATCAGCTTGTAACGTTGTAAGTTCGTTAGCTGTATTACGTTGGTAGTCTCTTAATTCAGCCTCGTTAGTTTCTAATACTGTAAATGTTCTACCGTTTAATAAAATAGAATCGTCTTTTAAAATCATTGGCGTTGAATACGCGTTATAAGGTAGTACCTCTTTGATAACCCCTAGGTGTTTGTCTTGAACATGTGTTTTTTTAATTTCTGCTGGCATATTGTTTTAATTCCTTTCTTATTTCCATACTTCCCAACTCTCTTTAACAGGTGTGTTCCCACGGGTTGGAATTTCGCTTTTATTTTTTTCTTTTAAAATCGCCTCAACCGTATCGTTTACTAATTTCGATAACGTTTTAATGGCGTCTTGTGTTTGTTCAGCGTCAGAACGTACAACAAAATCTAAGATTTGCTTATTAGACGGTAGGTTATTTTCGTTCAAAATTTCGGTAGCTACTTTCTCCATTTCGTAACGTTCCTTAAACGCGTTAGCCTCTTCAAGTTGAGCTTTAATCTTTTCAAAGTCATATTGTAATTTCTCATAATCGTTCATTTTGCTTAGTTTCTTAGCTTCACTCTTTTTCTCTTCTTCTGCTTTTTTGAACTCGTCTATAGCTTTTGAACGTTGTTGAGAAATCAGCTTGTTAATATGTTGTTGTTGCTCTTTTGTGAACTCAACTTTAACTGGCTCTTTGCTCTCCTCTTGCACTTGCCCCGGTGCTTGTTGCTCTTGTTGTTGTTCCTCTTGTGTATTTATTTCGTTTGGCATATTGTTTTCCTCCATTTATACTCCGTATGAGTTTATTTTTTTCGGTTATACTCCGTATGAGTAAGCCTTTTAAAGCCATGCTCAGGGCATAATAAAAAGCCAATCATTTCTGATTGACTTGAGTTTTTAGGCATAATAAAAAGCCAACTAAAATTAGTTGACTTATTGCCAATGGTGACCACAATTATTACAAACTTTGTGACCTTCCACGTTATTAATTATTTGTTTTTTCTTTGGCAGTAGCATTTTAAACGGTATTACTAGTAAACCTAAAATAAAATACAAGAAAAACCACTTAATAGGTATCCACCACCAACCTATGGCAACCCACCATAAGCACCCTTTTTTTTCTTTAAGGTTCATCAATTCTTGTTTATTGATTAATTGTACATTAACATTTTCTGAACCGCATTTTTGACATTTCATAGCATATCCGCCTCCTTTTTGTTTTCATTTTAACATGAAACAAAGGTTAGGTCTAGTCTTTGTCAACCCCGAATATCGTACTTCGACAGTAAGGGTGAAACGGTGGGGCGGTAACGCCAACTTGATAATCTTTTATATACTCCGTTTTACCGTTTTTATTCTTGCAAATTTCCGACGTTTTACCGTCTAACGTTGCTACAATTTTAAAACCAGTAAAGCCGGCTTGTTTAATTCCCTCGAAATGTGCGCTATTTTGTATATGCGCCATTTCCGTATGAATCAGACGTTTTGCGTCGTTGAAACTAACGTTCATAACTTTTGAAAGACTTTTTGAGACCTCGTCGTAAGTCTTACCGGTTGCCATATCTGTAATTAACTTGCTATCTAAGTAATTTTGTAACTTAGCTTTGTTACGCCAAGTGTTATCACTAAAATTATTACCGTCTAACCACTTCTGACGTATTAAGGCGTCTATTTTCTTATCTTTCAACGGCTCGACGTCACGATTTATCTTACGTTGTTTCTTGAATAACTTAGTAATACTATTAAAAGCCTTTTTAAAAGCACCTGTTAGAGTACCTTTTAACATTTCTTCTTCTAGTTTACCAAGTTCAGCAACGTGTAAAGCTATTCTGTTACTTAAACCTTGCAACCTGTCTAATTTATAGTAGTTCATTCTTATATCTCTGTATCGTTTCATATCCGGATATTTTTTAACGAACTTATCCCAGTCACGAATCATAGTATTAAAGTCGTCGTCGTCCAATTTACTCGTTATTTTGGCGTAGTCCAATACGTCACCCTTACCAAAACGTGCGTAGAAATCTGAAATTTCAAAGCGTATCTCTTTTAATTTCTTTTTGTACTCACTATTAACGTTATTAACGACTTTTAACGTCTCTTGTTTGTTACGTTCCATACCCGTAACAACCCTTTCGCGTTGCCAGTACTCGTCTTTAGTGCTCATGTTCCTCTACCTCGTTGCTAAACATAGTGTCAATATGCTTTTCAGCCTCTTCCTCTATGCGTTTAATCTCGTCGTTTACGTCCGGAACTACAGATGGAACCATACCTAACACCGTTTTTTGTGACAGGAACGTACGCCCTTTAATTGCGTTGTCAAGCTCCGCCGTTACGTTTTGAGGTATGTTTCGACTGAATATAAAATCAATCTCGACACCGTTAATTTCGTTAACTAATTTCATGTTGTTTTTACCAACACAGATTAGGTCGTAACGTCTACTAAGACCCTCTTTGAAATTATCTTCCTTTTCCATGCAAACATTGTCTAAGTCCCACATAGCAAGCCTTATTGCCTCCGCGCTTGTATTACTAAACGATAAATCTTTAAAGTCCGGAATGTGCGAAATAGTGTGCATATCATCTTTAATTCTATTCAATAGATTTTCTTCTCCGCTGTCGTTCGACGGTTTCGCTAAAAAGTCTATTTGAGGTTGTGCGCCGTCCTGTACTCGAGGTATATATATTACTCGCTCTTGTTTAAGGTCAGCTATTAACTGATTATTAGGTTTAATCTCGTGTTCGTCGGTTGTATCTGTGTAATCTTCTTCATCTAAGTCGACACCGACGATTTTAAGATAGCAATCAGCGAAATAAGAGTTAGCTGTTGCCTTATCTGATAGACCTTGATTATATCCGTCTTGTAAGCTCGCTAACGGCTCTATCGCACCCATACGCTCGTCGTTTTCGATATATTCAGTAATTGGAACCTCTTTAAACGGGTTCGGAAATTTTTCATTAAATGAGATAGCGCCCCTTTTATCGTCGAATAAAATACGCTCGTCTTTCGTGTATACAGTACCTGTTAGGTAATCCCTGTAACTGATAATATCTTTAACTTTCGTATAGTGAATAGCGAATAGTGGGCGCTCTAAAATGGTATTATCATATACGTAAATAACCTCCTTATTATCGAGGTAAGTATAATTCACGTTTGCTTGGTCGTCGTAGAAAACCAAGTCAAAGGCGTGTCCGTATTTTGCCATATTCTTACTAATAACCCTGTTAACTTGGTTAGCTTGATTAACCTTGTCAACCGCCTCTAACTCGTCTAATAGGTTATCATCTTCACATTTTAACTTAATAGGGCTCCCTAAGAAATAACCATTGTAAATATCGACAATGTATTTAGTGCGGTTAGAGATAACCTCAATAGTCTTGTTATACTCACTATTGTTTGGCGCTACTATCTCGTGTTTACCTTTATAGTAACTATCCATTTTTTGGTAGAACTTGATTAACTCGTTATGTTTATTGATTAACAAGCTAACTAATCTACCGTCTATTTCGGTGTCTATTGGTAATTTGAAAATCTTATCCAAAAATATCACTCCTTTTAACTTTTTTAATCTTGCTAGTATCTAGCGTTTGCATACCGTAGCGTAGGGCGTCCATTAAGTGGTTGTTATCATCTATAGGGATATTAAGCCACCTACCGTCTTTATCTTGTTTATAAGAATAAGCAAATAATTCATTTATTGTATTTTCGCAACTTGGTAATACATGAATTGTATATCCTTGTATTTTAGAAATACCGGCGTTTATGCTGTCTTTACCTTTGCGTGACTTTTTAAGTCGTTTAATTCCATGCTCTGATTTTAACTCACTAATCAAGCGTCCCTCCGCACTATCTCCAATTATTTCTGTATTGGCGTAACCTTTAGACTTGATAAGGTTAGCTATTTCTTTTGTACTTAACCCTTTCTCGTAAGCCTCGTCGAAGATATAAATATCTTTATCACCAATCAAGAAAACAATTAAAGCTGTCGGATCGTGCGTGAATCCGAAGTCAAGCCCTACCGCTAACTTGTGCGTCTTGAGTAGCTCTTTAACGTTGAAATTCTCGACTATAACGTTGTCGTAAACTAGACCCTCCGCAACGCCCCAGTCACCGTCGCAAACAATACGAGCACGTCGGGGGTTTGTAGTGTAAAGGTCTTCGTAACGCTTAACGTCGACGTCGTCTAACCACTCATTACAGCGGTACGTGGTCGTAGTAGAGTATGTATCAGACCGCCTTGTTTCTTGGTTGAAAAAAACACGTTTTAACCAGTGTCTTTCGTTCCACGGGTTGAACGTGACCGTAATTTGTTTATAAAAGTCTTCGTCGTCGTAGGTTCCACGTATTGACTCAACAACCGTACTGAATTTGTCTTCCGTTTCTATTTGATACGCCTCTTCGAACCAAGCCCAACATAAAACCCCAACATCAACAGTTATAGACGTAATCTTTAACTCGTCGTCGAGACCTCTAAATAATATCTTCTGACCTGTGCTTTTAAGTGTAATCTCCGGTAGACTTTCGTTAAACTTAAATAAATGTGTAACACCTAACCGGTTACACGCCCATTTAAAATCTGTATAGGTCGACTGTTTGTTAGTGTTAGAATACCGACGAACAACTAACAGGTTCGCCCAAGGATATTTTAAGAGCCTTACAATGAAATTTAACGCGGTAGTCTTTGATTTTTTACTACCACGCGAACCCTTAACAACTCTATAGAAATTTTTAGAGCGCCAATATTCACCGTAACCCTTACCGACTATTTCCGGAAGGTTAATCTTCGATACTGTCTTCATTAACAAACACCACCTTAGCAACCTCTTCTGTCTCGAGACTTTGCGCCTCTTTCAATAGTTTTTCAGTTTCCGCCTTAAGTTTGTTTTCAACTGTAGGGTTCATCTTACGCCATTGTTCCGGCTTACGATTTTTCAACCAAAAAATAATAGCGCTCGTGTCGGGGAGTGCCGTTCTCTTGATACGTTTTACTTTCTTTTTTTTCTCACCGTTGACTTCTTCGTACAAAGTTTCTACCTCTTCGTATTCAAAGCCCACAGCTCGTTTGTAGAGCGCGTTCTCTACCTCAAAGTCTACTGGCGCTTTCCCTTTTTTTAGGGACTCTAAAATCTCTACATGTTTATTTCTCCAATTATAGAAGGTAGCTGTACTAATTCCCATATTACTCGCTATTTGTTCGTCAGTAAGACCTTGGCGCGCCCAACCCTCTATCCTCAATAAATTGTCTTCTTGCAACCACTCGCGGTACTTACTTTTAGCGATATTATTCACCTCCCAACAATTCTAAGAGCGCTAAGCGGTGGTCGTTGTTAATCGTTTCTAACTTATTAACTACCGCTTCGTATTCAGTTTGTGAAAATTTAATAGTTAACTTAACTGTATCGTTTGTAGGTTCGTCTTCCGGTTTCTCTAGTTCCTCGTCTAGCTCCTCGAAAATTTCTTCAAACTGTTCAAAACCATATAAGCTAAGGTCAGTTTCTATCTCGTCTAGTTCCTTTTCTAACCGTTCCATATCGAAACCGGTATTCATTGTTAACTTATTATGTATTAGTATATACTCGCGTTTTTGCTCGTCTGTTAGGTGACCTAACTTAATCACCGGTATAGTACCATAACCAAGACGTTTTAACGCAAGAAAACGCCCGTGACCCTCTATAATCACGTTATTTTCGTCAATTGCTATCGGGTCGTTGTTCCCGTACTTTTGAATAGATATTATTATCTGTTCTATCTGTTCGTCAGTATGAATCTTTACGTTGTTTTCATACTCAGTAATTAAATTAATATCAATTAGTTCTATTTGCATACCATAAATAACCTTTCTTTTTTACTTAAGTCGGTTCCACCTCTAAGAGTGCTCCCGGCTTTCTCAAACGTCCACACACATTTAAAACGTGGGTCTGAAATTGCGTAACTAGAAATTAAAACTATATTCTTTTTACTCATTTCGTAAACCCAATCGTAGAATAATTTAGAGTTAAACCCGTTCGACGTTTCGCGAACGTAAACCATCCCGTTATCATTTAACGAGTAAACCTTTGTGCCGTCTCTTAATTTAGTTCCTTTCGGTTTCGTCTTTAAAATCTTTCTAGCACGTTCTAATTTATCTTTAGAGACACTATCACTTTTAACAGTAACGTAACCGCTAGTATTTTCATAGGGTGGGTCTAAATATAAAATAGCGCCCTCTACATGAGAAAACGCCCTATAATCTTTATTATGCATTTCTAGTGGCTTATTAACACAGCTAGCCTTATTTAGTTGCTCTAATCTATCCAGTTGCTCTAATTGTTTAAGTTGTTGTAACTGTTGTAACCTTTCAATATTAATCAAGCGCCCTTCATGTGCTTTATAAACCTCGGTTTGCTTGTAGTTACGCCAATCTTTCTCTTTTTTGAGAATTTCAATAGCTAACTTATACTTAGGTTCCGACTTATCAACCGAATACAAATAACTATCCCTATCGTTACCAAAACTATTAATTAATAATTTCAGATTATCAATAGGGCTTTTATGTTCCTTAGCTTTGATTTTAAAAAACTCGTCTCTTGATAAAATAAACGTCTTAATTTCATCTTCTGTAAGTTCTAAACTTTTCTTAAACATTTCGTAAACGTCTGTTTTAAGTTCATTATAGACGACGTCGTAACCCTGGAGTAGTAACTCACAACTCATAGCACCACCACCGCCAAAAACGTCGTATACTCTTTTATTTGTTCCGAAATTTTCTTTAATAATTTCTACTATTTGTCGTGAGATTTTCTTTTTGCTTCCTTGGTATGGCAACCCTATCGGTCTACCCTTTCTATACTTACCGCTATAACTTATCATTTAACCTCCAAAATAAAAAGCACCATATAAATGGCACTTTTTAGAAATATATATACAATCAATTCACTTTTAAAGAGAACTTTTTGCTGAAACATCACATTACTATAGTAACACATTCAGTATTAACTATGTAAGTACTTTTTTTTCAAATATAATAAAATATTATAAAATATAATAAAATATAATAAAGCATTATATCCTGTTATTTTCTCTTAGGTATTCTTACTTCTTCCAACGCTAAACCGTGAAACTTATTACGTGTGTTTTGTGCTATATCCATCTTTTCCTCGATAGCGTCCCAATTAAGACGCTCTACATATCTAAGAGTTAACAACAGTCGCCATCTCGGGTTATCTACCTTATTAATAATCTCTAACACTTCCGTCTTAAGTTTTATCAACTTATTACAAGTATCTATAATATCTTGTTTATACTTATCAGTCTTATCAATAAGAGCCTCCCAACTATCTTTATTACCGCCTTTAATTTGTTCCTTGCGGTAGTCTATAGCTTTAACACCTTGTTTTCTCTGCTCCTCCGCTTTTAAACTTCGTTGTAAGCTATCTACTGTATCCTCATACCACCATACTCGCTCTAAATAGCGCCTTTTTTCGTCCGCTAGACGTTCCCTTTTAGTCCTCATCAGTTAACCCCCTAACAACTAATACTAGAATTCTTACCACAACGACTAGCACTATTAACAGAACCACCGCGCATACACTCCAAAATAACCCCTCGACTATCGCCGGAAATATTGCACTAATCAATATCAATCTCCTCCTTTTCAGTCATATACATTACTACACTGTAGAAAAATAAACTTATTTCCTCAACCCTTAAACTCGTAATGTTGTAATCACGGTGTTTCTCTTTAAACAAATTTATTTTTCTTTGTAACTCTTCATCTGTAAATGCGTAAAAACCACAACCTGCAGCAATCATTTAATCACCTTCTTAATTAAGTATATAGTTAATTTTAAGCCACCGTACATTAGAAAAAATTCAGTTGTAACTTTCCTACTTATTCCAACATGGTAAGCCTTAGACCCCCAACCCTTAGGGTTGTCGTCATATCTTAAACAATCTTTAATAAATTTTAACATTTCACATACCACCTAAAATATTCTACTTCCTTTAAATTAACGAGCTTACCACCAAAATTTAACGTTATGTTGTCGCTACCTATATATTGTAGGTCTTTCATAACATCATGTAACGCTTTTAACATCTCACTATCTACATTTACACAAATATTCTCGTCGTTTTTCATTGTGAAAATAATCTCAAATTGCATAATTTACCTCTTTTTTAAATTATAATAAACATATAAACATAACACACAAACAACACATAAATGATTCAAAATTGTTTTTAAATTCCCACCTATTTCAATCATCACTAGCAAAGCACCTCCTTAATCTCGTCACCGAACTCTTCGATAAATTGTTCTGCTAGTTCTTCTGATTTAAAATAAGGAAGTTTAATGAGATGTCGAAAAGTTCTACAAAAATTCATATCAAATTCTCCGACTTCTTTTTTACACGTTATATAGTGTTTTGTTTCATTAAAATTACTCCAATCTGGTGTCCATCCTCCATTATGTTCTTCCGCCCACTTATGAAGTTTAAACAGTAATATACGTTTTTTGTCGTATTGTCTAGCTTCTTCTTCCGTTTTAAATGTTAAACCACGTTTGTAAAGTTCATCTCTATCTTGAAAAGTATATACGCTTAGAGGACGAATCTCTCCACAATCGTTTACAGTATAATACAAGTATATATCCGTTGGCACTTCCACTTCATAAGGTTTCTTTTCAGCCTTTTCTTCCAGTTTCACTTTTAAATCTTTAATTTGTTGTTCTAACAGTTCAATCTTTTGTCGTAATTCTTCGTCAGTCATTATAATAATACCTCCTTAATCTCGTCACCGAACTCTTCGATAAATTCTCGCGCTAGTTCCTCGTTTTTGAAATAAGGTAGTTTGTGGAAGAAATTTTCACGCCACTCACTCGAAACTTGAAAACATTCTAAACCGTGGTGATAATATATATAATATTTATCGTCACACCCTTCCCAACTAGGATACCAATCACCGTTACGCCAATCAGCCCAATCTTCCAGTTTCTTAAGTAATATCTTTTCTTTATAATATAATATAGCGTCTTCACTACTTTCAAAAGCTTCACCATATTTATAAATGTATTCATGTATATCGCTTGTGTAGTGACCAAGTTTTTGCAACCTACCCATAATATCGGTTGTATAGTACGTTTCTATATCGTCCGGAACCTCTACCTCGAATCGTTCCGTTTCATTAAGTTTCTTATGCTCTAAATTAGCTAATCTCTTTTTTAAATAGTCAATCTCATCCGCTAACTGTTTTAAGTCCATAACTACACCTCCTTAATTAAATACTACCGGCAACCATTGTTCGTACGGTTTATCATCTTTATACACCGGCAACGTCAACAGTTTCCCGTCAGCTAAGTACACCAACACATCTGTCGGCGTCATTTTTATTATTTTTTCTCTTAATAAATCTATCAACAATTTAGTAGCTATTTCATTCCAATCGCTCCAAAATACTATATTTTTATTGTCGCTATTAACGAACTGGTGTTCACCATGATAGTCAAACCCAACCTCATCAAAATAGTCTTCTATTTCGACAAAACTTACACCCTTTTTATTTTTTATCATTTTCACTAAACCTAGTTTGATTTTATCTAAATCCATAATTATACCTCCGTAACCCCTAACTCTTTTAACTCTTTAATTATTTCTTCTTTAATTTCTTTTAAAACATTTATAAACTTTTGTTTATATTTTTCTCCAAAAGACTTTCCAGTTCGTTTAGTTACAATTTCAACATAGTTGTAATCTACAATATCTTCTATCATTCTGTCGATATTTTTTATTTCATTCAATAACCCATTAGCTTTTTCTAATTCTTTATAGTTCATCAGTTTTCACCTCTTCATAAATAAAATATTCAATCTCATTTGTATTAATTACTTTAAGTCCTCCTAAATTTTGAAAGTGACTTTCACTCCTAGCAAAGCACGTATCAAATAACCAATCTAACTCAACATCACTAACTACTAACTTTAATTCTCTGCCACTTCTAAATACTATTTTCAAATTAAAATCTACACTTTCGTTCATTTCTATTCCTCCTACTCGTCCAATTCTCCGTTATATTGTGGTATTTTCATCCAATATATAACCCCATTATCAGTGTTTTCAAAACCTACTTCATCTCCAATTTCTATCCATGTATCTTTACGTGTATTAACAAACTCCCCTGAAGACAAAGGGTAAGTGACTAGTACTTCTTCATCAAGTTCAGGTAACGTTCCATCCCATAACATTTTATAACCATATTCTTCTTGTTCTTCTTCAGTTAACTCTCTTAATGTTAATTTATTCCATTTCATTGCTAATCCTCCTATATCTCAAACGGTTGTCCGCCTTTAATTTCTTGTTGTTGCTTAAATAATTGTAATTCTCTTATGCGGTCTTTTTGCTGTTCTATCAAGCGTTGTTTTTGGATGTTTTCTTTTGCCAACATTTCAATATTTTTACTTGAAATGTACGTGCCAACACTTAATCCAACCGTAAACATAATAATTAACATACCTAATGTAAATATAAATAATGGTAAATTATATCCCTTTTTCAAATCTATCATAAGTTTTTGCCACCTCGTTTTTAATAAATTCTTCAATATTTAACTTTAATTCATTTTCTAAAGTTTCAATTAACATCTTTTATTGTAATATTTACCTAACTTAAAGTCGGTCATATTATCTAAAAATTTACTTACAAATTCCATAATCCTTTTTTGACCAAAATTGTAATCATTGCGCAAACAGTACATTAAAATCAAAATACTTTCGATAAACACCGTTTGTCTTTCCTTGATTATGTAACCTTGCATTTTCATTTGCGCCATTTCGCGTCTAATTTTTTGTTGCTTATTCACCAACCCGTTACCTCCTCAATCGTTGATATATCAATACTTTCATCAAATTTTAGGGTTACAGTATATATATATATATACCGAAATTCTTTTATTTATTATATATATTATATATAGTCTTTTTACGTATAAGAAAATTACAAAAATCTGTAACTTACGTAACTTCCTTCTTCAAAATTTAATAGTGCCAAGGGTTTTGATAAGTAACAATAAAACTCAAAAATTTGTTACCTATCGTTACTTAATCGTTACCTTTTTCGACGTAAACTCTTGTTGCTTTACCGCCAATTTTTCTAACCTTAGATGTAAGATTAAACTTAGTAGCTACCTTTTTACTAAATGATATATTACTTACGCTTTCATAACCCTCTGAAATACAATATTGCGTGTACTCGTTAAAGATAACTTTAACCATTTCGTTAATAATCATATCCCTATTTAGCGTTTCTAGGTACTCGTCCACCGGGTCAATCTCGTTTTTATACTCTTCAAACTCACGATTAGTATAATCACTTTCGGTGAACTTTTTATTTTTAAGTACTCGTTTCAAACCGCTAATACCAATGTTAATTAAATACTCCATACTTTCCTCGGTTAGTAATTCATCAATCACAAAAGGTTTATAGTTCGGGTTGCTACTGTCAAAGTAAGCGCGAAACGGAACAATCACAATCCTACTTAACACCGCTCCGGCGTCAGCACCGTCACCAATTTTAGGTATAGAGTTTGCACTATAAATTAACTTACAATACGGCGTGAACTCGAACTTGTCGCGACCCTTTTGTTCAGCGGTGATTTCTTCACCCGAAACAATCTTTTTAAATTGTTCGGTATCATATAGTTTTTTATTTGAAATATCATCGCCAATGTTAGCTAGTTTGTTAACCATCATTACTGTACTAAATCTATCATTTAAATGTTTAATATCAAGTACCGACGTATTTTTAGACCCTAACAACCCCTTTAACATATTTAAAAATGTACTTTTCCCGTTCTGTTTCTGACCAGTTAAGATAAAACATTTCCTTAATTCACAACGCCTATAAAATGTATATCCTATCATTTCTTCGATTAACATTCTAATTTCCTTATTGTGAATAGCTAAATTGTCAATCACCTCGTCGGTTAACTTAGCGTAAGCCTCCGGGTTATAGTTCCACTCGATTTTATTAGTAATGATTATATCCGGTGTGAAGTCTGTAAATAAGTCAGTCTCGACGTCTAGTAAGCCATTTTTAAACGCTATAACGTTCGGTGACCCTACTTTATACTCCTTATCAATTAATATTTCTAGTTTGTTTATTATTTCCTTACGCTGACTACTTGATAGGTTCGGCATATACTTATCAATCGTTCGCTCTAGCTCTAACGTTCCGAATTGATAAATTCCGTCTTTATACACATGTAAATTACCATTTATACGCTTAATGTGATGTTCACTTACTAGAAACCTACTAAATTTATCATAGTTAAATTTACCGTCTTTAATGAATATCTCTTCTGAAAAGGCGTCGTCTCGCAGTATTACCTCTATTTCGTTTTCATCTAACGGCTCATCTACTATATGCTTGTTAATTAACCTTATAGTTTCCCTAACTTCGCTTTTTTCAAAGTCATAACCTTGCAACGTTAATATATATTTGAATAAGTTACTATTTCTACCGTCACCCTCTGACAGGTTGCTAAAATCAATATTACTTTTGACAGGTGTTAAAAATTTAGGTAAGTAGTCGTAGGTGTCGCTGTCCCACTCGACGAAACGTTCCGCCCCGTCTTTCTTAATAACTTGATACGAATTTTTGAAACCTACCTTAATATCAGCCTTAATTCCAATAGCTAAATTAACACCGGTGTAGTTTTTGTGTACCTTATCATTTTTAAATAAAAAGTGTCTACCTCTTGCGGTCTGATATACTTTACAATTTAATTGCAAGTCTTCGACTAAGTCCATTAACTTTTCGCTTTGTTCCTCGTCGTCGACGTCGATTAAAATTGTATTAGTATTCAAGACACCGCCATAAGACTTTAACTTTTGCGCCTCCTCTAGCGTCTTAAGTTTCTCTCCCTTTTTAAATTTGTCTACCGAGCTTTTGCCGTTTGTTTCAACGTAGCCCTTATATAGTGACTCCATACTTTTTTAACCTCCTAACTGCAATGTCGCTATAATGTTTTTTATCCAAAAATTTGAAATCCTCACTGACCTCGTAAGAAAACACGTTTTTAATGCGTCTACCGTATAAATTTGCATATACTTTATAATGCGGTTTCGCTAATATCTGAAAGTCACGTTTTTCGTTACACTCGTTAACAGTTTTTACCGGATGTACTTTATCGAGCAAATAAGCGCGCATAGAACGTCTTATTATATTTTCGGTGTAATTACCCTCGGAACATTCTTTTAACTCTCCTACAACCTTAATTTTGCGTCCTACAAGCAAATAATTATTAACGTCTTTCTGATAGATTTTTTTGTAACACTCAATACCTAAATTTAACCCGGTCGCTCGTTCCCAACGTTGGCAAACATCCTCTATTTTATCGAGGTCGGTATACTCTACAATAATACCGTCGGTGTTAGTTTGAACTAACTTACAAAACGGCTCTAACATTTCGATTAACGCAGTAATTAATAGTTGTCCGTTAACACAGATTATATTGCTCGCTCGTGGGTTGTGTAGTTCGCTATATTGATTTTTGAAATTACCGACTATACTGTTATCCGCTAGCTTGTAAGGTAGACGCTCGGGTTTACCTTTTAATTTAATATTTTGCTCGTGGATATATTTTGCTCTACTTTTGTTTTTAATGTTAAAATAACCAAGTTTTTGCAGTAACGCCGGATAGAATGTTTCGACGTCGATAACCGCTATTTTGTTAGTACTGACGTAACCCTTACGAGCACCGTGGCAACCACCGTAACCGTAGACGTGTTCAACCCCGGCAACCTTAGTCCTAAACTTTTGATTATAGCTTTGGTTAGTGTCAAAAAACTTTTTAATTTCGGTATACTTGAATAATATATCAAGCACTTTAAAATTAAACTCGTTTTTTATATCCGGTGTTCCACCTATAGCGTACGCCGTGATACGTGCTATTGTAGAATTTAATAAGTATTTTGGTAAACTAAATTCATTAATCAAAGCTAGTTTACATTTAAACGTGTCTATGTTTTCAAAAAACGTCTCAATAACCGCCTCTAGTTTAGTTTTAACACCGTACGAATTCATTTTATATTCAATACTGTAGTCGTCCTTGCAATCGTAGACGGTAACAACTTTTTTAAAATAATCAGCTTGGTCGTAAGTTATCCATATTTCAGATCCTTTACGGTTAATATACTGGTCGAGGTCGTCGTTGTTATCAATTATTAAATTGTGTTTGTTGTCAAGGTCAGCAATGTGAACCTTACTATTTTCAACATAATAAAATATCATTATTTACCTCCGTGGAGGTCGAGGGCGGTTAACCCTCGAATACCTCTAAAATTTTGAATGTGTCATAACCGTTTTTGTTTTTGCCATACTCGAGCGAATACTCTAGTTTATTATCGTCGATATATTTTTTAAGTTTGTCTATATCCTCCGCGTACTGTTGGTAAGTCTCGAATTCAATAGGTTTCTCGTCTTCTGAAAGACTATCTAATAGTTGTTTTGCAATGTGAATCTTTTGTCCGGTGTCTACTAATTGGTTATGGAAAATCTTATTATTTTTGTATTCACCTTCTAAAATTTTATACCATATCTTAATCATAGGTTTATCTGACTTACTCATTCCAAGTTCTAAC